TAACCCGCGCGCGATCGTTTCTCGCTGGCACGGTGTGGTGGAAAAAGTGGTGAAGTGATGGACGGGCGTTCCAAGGGGGGGGGTATGGAACGCCCGTCATCGGGGCAGGATGCCTATGGGAGCGGGGGGGGTAGCTCCAGTCATCCTTCCGATCGGTAAGGGAGCAAGCTCCCTGCGGTGGTCCGGCTTCGCGTTGTCTGCCGATCGGTTCAATTCCCAAACCGACGTGCGCTGCGATGGTTCCACCGAAGTCGAAAATAATTATGCGGGCTGCGGAACCTGCTTCATGGTGCCACCGCCGAACACCATAGCGCCCGGTGCGCGCGCGACCGGAACGAAGTGGCCGTGCTTGGGCGCGTCCAAACGGCATTGGTTCGCGAAGATCGGAGCCTTGGCCGGTTCGTTCGCCACCAGCCGCTTATAGGTGGCGAAGTTCCTCTCGGGGATGATGCCGTCCGGGGTATGGAAACCCCAATCGCGCACCTTCGGCCCGGTGAGGAACAGGGTGACCGTGCCTGGCTCAACGGATGTAATCATGTGGACATCGGTGGCAGCCTTCATCGCCACGTCGCCAGCCTTCCGGGTGAACTCCCCTTCCGAAGTCTGCTCGACATACCCGCCGCGCAGGATGATCGTTGTCCACGCCCACGGGTGGTCATGGGGATGTTCGTCACCATCACCGCGCAGGAAGCGGTGCAGATAGACGTTCTCGACAGGACCGCCAGTAGCCTTACGCATAAGGAACCAGCGCTCCATGTACGGGGCTGCATCATCCTCGCCGCGACCAATGATTTGATCCGGCTCACGATGTAATGCCGGTGCCGCCATGCTATTAAGCATCGCCAACATCATGTCATCAAGTTCCACAATCTACTCCTCGCTTGGCTTGGCCTATATATCCCTCGCTAAGTTTATTGCAAGTGATATAAATTAGGCTTCGGTAACAAGGGGATATGGCTTCGCTTGCACGTCATAACCGAGATATAGCGGGTGACCTGGATAGCCTGCTTTCGTCACCTTGTAGGCCATCGGCTGCACGCCGGCTTTCGAGATGATCGACACCACCTGTTCGGCGCGGCCGGGGAGGGTTTTGTCGAGATGTACGCCCCAACCAAGGACGAACATCCCGCCATTATCGAAGCAGCGTTTGGCCGCAAGCGCCAGGAACTCGTCGCACCGATCGCCGATGGCGACCTCCGGCGCGAGGGTGTAAAGCGCCTTTGGATCGGTGGAGCGGTATGCGGCAGCGTTCACCATGATGAACCGGCCGAAACCGCCGCGCCGGCCGCGCACCACCATGCGGTTCACGGTAGGATCGCCCTCCCATTCATCGGCCGTGGACGGGTTGAGCGCGCACATCACCAGCGGCGGCAGGTGGTCATCCCATACCGCCTCCCACCACCAGCGATGCGAGCGCGTGGGCGAGAACTCCGCACGGGTCATGGTGAACAAGTCGCGCGGATCAGGTACTTTTGCAGGCATCACGTTCTCCTTATGGGCGCTTGGCAAGCCCGGTTAAATCAGCATTCCCCACTGGCGCAGTAAGGCTTCGGCTTCGTCGGCGGAGTAGGCGACATCGTATGGCACCCCCAATCGCTCGCACCAATCTCCGAACAACTTTTGCTCCGGGGTAGATCGCCCCTTCCCGCTCGCCTCCGTCTTGGGTTTCTTTATCTCGATCCATGCGCCGCCGTGCTTAGACGTGAACACGTAATCACCGCTGCCGGTGATTAAGCCGAGCGCCTTGGCGACAGCATAGCGGAGCTGCGATGACCGTCCGCCGCCGCCACCAACCTCGTGAGGGATGTGCGTCCACGTGGCGATCAGGCTACCTTCGAGCGACCACACGCGCAGCCGATCGGCGAACTCGATCCCTACGCGATCCTCCGGCCCGAGCTTTACCCGAGCCGAAAGGTTCTCACGCGCGAGGAGCTTGTAGAGCCAGTGAGGCGCGTTCACTTCGCGCGCTCATAGGCCACGGTGCCCTTGCAATTTAGGCATGTGACGCCGCGCTTGCTGTCCGCCGCGATCAGCGTGGCGCGCGATGCGGCCGAGCGCATCCGCCGTTGAGCGCCGCAGGCGACCTTGCCCTCACCCGTGGCGAGGTGGAACGCCGTGACGGTCGGGGACGACGAGACGGCCGGCGCATCCGAGCTGGTGATGTTCGACCGCCACCGCGTGCATAGCTTGGAGTGCTGCGGTGGAATGCGCGTGGTTGCCGTGCCATCCGGGACGATGGTTTTCATTGTCGCTGCGATCCGAAACACACCGCCCCAAGCGCAAGCGATCGTGGGCTTGTCGAGCGGCGGTATCGCGTGTTCGTGCGCCCAATGGCGGACTTCCTCCGCCGTGAAGTGGAGGTTATCCCGCGCATAGTCGGTGAGGTAGCTGCGCGCACGATCGGACCATCCCTGCGATTGCAGGTTGGCGCTACGCACTGCCGTCTTAATCCCGGTTGCGGCAGCTTTGCGCGAGCTAGTCACCTCCCCGAATAATTCAGCTTGGCCGTCCATCTTTACTCCCCCCAGGCATGAGCTTCGGCGACACCACCAGCATCGCGGCGGACACCCCCATGAAGTCCGCCGACATACAAAGATCATCGACGCGCATGGGGCGCGTGCCGTTCTCATGGTAGCGGATCACATTGACGGAGCGCTCGATATGCGCCGCGAGCGCTTCGAGAGACACGTTGTGAGCCTCCCGCACGCGGCGATGCTCCGAACCGAGCAACGCCGCGAGCTGGCTAACCGGCTCCGCCTTCGTGGTAACCGGCCGGCCGGCGAGCTTCCCACGTAGACGACGCGGGTTCACGCCGAAGCCTCCGGCGCAGGAACAGTCACGCCCATAGCCACCACGAACTCATTGACCGCCTTTTTGTAGGCGTCATTGTTGCCGCGCACCGCATAAAGCAGCTTGGCGTGTTCGTTCGCCATATCCTGCCGTCCAACCGGCCCGAGCTTCGGCATATTTTCGTTGATCCAGCGCCAGCCCTTCGACCACCGGCCATTCTCGGTGAAGTCCTTCGCGATCGCGTCGGGCATCTTCAGAACCTCACCCGTCTCCTCGGTCGGCAGGCCGCGACCACGGGTGTCCGACTGGTCCGAAACATCGGACTTCGCAGCATCGGGGGTTGTCGCACCCGCTTCCGCAGGGTCGTTTCCCTCGACAATCTCGGCATCCTGGATCGGCTTGTGCTGACGCTTCGCGCCCGGCTTGACCTTGCCAGCCTTCACCTCACCACTTCCACCCGCGAATGTATCGAGCGAAGCGCTCGCCGGTTGGCGCTTTTCGCCGGCCGACTTGTGGGTTCCATCCTCGTCGCGCACCAGCTCGATCGTCTTGCCCTCCATCTCCTCGGCAGTGACATCGCCGAGTTCGGGGAACGCCTTGCGCAGCGCACCAGCCTCCGCCGTCTTAGCCATTTGGCCAGTCGGGCGTTTCTTCCACATAGCGTTGGGTTCGTCGGTATCTCGGCCTGAGGTGGAGTAGCATTCGGAAAACCGCTCCTCGTGCCAGAACTCGATAATTTCGCCTGTATCGGCATCACGGACGCGGGCGCAGATAGCAACGCTCACGGGAACCCGGATGGAGCCGCCCTTGTATCTGAACTCCTCGGTCGGACCCCATTCGGGGCGTGACAACCCCATGTATCGGCCAGTCCGATGCGCCTGTACGCGGTAGTGGTTGATCGACGGCATGATGACATCGCGCATCATATTGGTGCCTTCGACCGTCACCCTGCGACCGTCCCGCTCCACCTCCTTTTTCGGTATCCACATCGGCACGATGTGAACCGGGCGCAGCATGACGTTGAGCCCGGCGGCGCGGCAGTAAGCCATCACCGCCGACACCATCTTGGGATCGGCGCCGGGGTATAGACTGGTGCGCAGGACTTCCTGCATCTCCTCCGGGGGAACGCGAAGCCAGCGCATGTCATCGTTTTGCACGACTAACGCGCGGGTTTCGCCGTGTGCGATAATCTCGTCGCTCATTCTGCTTCGGCTTTCTTTTTCTTCGAGGGGGCTTTGGGCTTTGGTGGCACGATGACCTTGGGCGCGAACCCGCCGCGCCAGGACTTTTCATCCTGCCACTTTTCGGGGATCATCTTCGCCGCTCGGGTGACGATCGGCCAGCTCACCGTGATGTCACCTACCTCCGTTCCGGTGATCGCGCGGGTGCGATCAACCATCTTCAGGCCGATGCGAGCCTTCGCCCTTTCGAGGTGGCCCATGATGTAGTCGGCGTGCTTTTTCCAACGGATGTAACGGCGGAGATCGCGGATCGCGGCTTCGTCCTGCGACAAATCAGCGGCCGGCGCCATGTCGTTCACGGACATGGTGGCAAGGCGCTTCACCGTGTTGAAGTCGGCCAGCCACGTCGGCGCGACACCAGACTTAACCGCCGTCCAAAACATCTCGACCGCTTCAGCAAGGCGGAGCTGCGTCGGCTCATGCCGCTCGACCCGCACACGCTTCAGGGTGTTTCCGCCCACGCACACCACGATCCAGCCGTGGTCCGCCTTGGTCACGCCGATCTGCATCTGGAGCTGAAGGTTGATGTGGATGGGCGGGATAATATCCACCTCGCCGTCCTCGCCTTCCTCGGCGCCCCACTGGTCGCGGAACACAAGATAATCGACGTTCTTGAACTCGACCGGCGGATAGCCCGGCGCCACCAGCTCATAATCGAGGCTGCAACCCCAACCGGCCACCGTATCGTGATCCAGGTAGCGGCGCGTCTTGCGCAGGTTCCATTCCGGCCAAACGGACTGCGCCCATAACGCAAGGGCGGGCTCAAGGAACTTGCCGGCGGTTACGCGCTCATTTTCCTTGAAGTCCGATGGCAGCACGCCCGCCTTGTTCTGGTAGAGCCCGAAGCTGGACATATAGCTGGAGAGGCACTGGTCAAACTCGGCATCCTCGGGGGGTGCTTGGTAGGCGTGCAGGATGGTGACCGTTCCATCGGGCAGGTGCCACTGGTTGAACAGGCTGGCAATCTCCGATCCGCCTACGCGGCTATCGCGCAGCGCGAGCCATTCGGCTTCGTCCTTAAAGGGTACTGATGGCAATTTTTCCTCCTCTGCTTGGCAGGAGGTTTTTATAGCAACTGGTATAAACTCGCGCAAGCGGTGACGCTGCATAATGCGCCACGTTACAGATATTTGAATGAAGCCAACATCGTCGGGCTAGACAATTCACTTCGCGGGGCGGATATGAAGCGGGCCGACGCGGGAGTGAACCGCGCCGACCCTAGAAGCAGGCTAGTGAGGAGCCGCCATGAACATTTCTACAGTGTCCGCCCTATGCGGGCAAGCGTTTAGGCGCGTTTTATGCCGGTAAAAGCTATCGGCCGTCACAGTTTTGTGGCTTTTTACCCGACAAATTGGACCGAAGGAACGGCGGGACTTCCGCGCGTCCATCGCTCTGTTTATTTCGAGGTTTGCGTCAAGATTTGGGACCATGCGCAGCCCGTTTCGGCTGCCGATGTGCGCGTGATGATGCTCGACATCGGTAACGCGGATCAGGTGCTAGACGACCTGATTGCGATCGGAAAGCTGGAGCGTTTGGAGGATGGTTCCATCTCCAATGAGCGCGCGCTTACGGAGGCAAAACGGGCGCTCGACCTCTGGAACCGCAAAAGCGTCGGCGGAAAAAAAGGCGGAAAAAAGGGGTCGAAAAAACCCAATGTTTCCAAGGGGGTTAAAAGCACTCCTTTAAGCACTCCTTCAACAGAACAGGAGAACAGTAGAACAGGAGAGAGTTCTTTTCCTTCTGCTGACGCAGAAGAAAAAGATACAGAAGCGGCTGGCGCCGGTAACCGTGTGCTTTCGGCTTGGAATGAGATGGCGGAGGCTTGTGGATTGACCACGGCCAGCACGTTGACGAGCAAGCGAGCCGCATCGCTCACGGCGCGACTGAAGGAACACCCGGAGAAGGTGATCCTTCGAGCCATCAAGGCGATCCCTAAATCCTCCTTTTTGATGGGAAAAGGTCCGGGGCGTGACGGCAAAAAGCCTTGGCGAGCGAACTTCGATGACATGCTGCGGCCGAGCAACATGGCGAAGCTGGTGGATGGTGGATACCACACCGCCGCCGAGCTGAAGGCGGCGAAGGCTCCGCCGGCACCACCGCCACCGCCGCAGGACAATTCGTGGAAGGGCGGGGGTGCCCATGCCGAAACGCTGGAGGAGCGGCAGGCTCGCGAAAAACGCGAGGCGGAGGAGTATGACCGCAAGCTCGCGGAGATGACGGGCGATGACTAGCGCTATCGTGCAAGCCGCGAACGACGGCATCGAAATGAAACACCGAACGGTTGGCAGCCGGTTCAAGGTTGTCTGCCCGTGGTGTTCTCACACCCGAAAGAAAAAGTCTGATCCGTGCCTGTTCGTTTCTATCGTAGAGGACACGGATCGCAGAACCAATAATCCGAGAACTTCGGTTCTATACAAGTGCTACAATCAGGGGCCGGGGTGCCCTGGCACGGGGGGATACCATGACAACGAAGGCGACGAGCGGAACACTAAGCGTAAGTATGATGGAGGCGCTGGAGCGCCGCGCGCTAGACGTGGAGCTGATGGCTCTCCTAGGCGTGTGGAGCGAGCGGGGAAAAAGCGCCGAAGCTGGTGACACTATCGTCATGCCGTACTTTCGCGAGAAGGCGTTAGTACATCGGAAGTATCGGAACTTCGCTCACCGTAACTATGACGGGATGCGCCATTGGCAGGACAAGGGTGGCGTCAAATGCTTCTACAATGAGGATGTTCTTCGCGATCCTGATCTAAAAGGGTTGCCGCTCATAATCACGGAAGGCGAGGGCGACACGTGGGCGGTTCTCACCGCCGCGTTGACGCACGAGGTGGCGCCGCAATACCACGATGAGAAAGCGGTTCCGGCCAACCTGCGCAAGTGCGTGAGCGTGCCGGACGGGGCTCCGCAGGTGCGGATCATGGACCCGAACAGTCCGAAATACAGCTACGTCGATGACGCGCTGGATGCGAAGCTGCTGTTTCAGGTTGATGTCCCGTACATCATCCTCGCGACCGATGGCGATGAGCCGGGCACGAACCTGATGTACGACCTCGCCGACAGGCTTGGCCGGGCTCGATGCAAGTATCTCACCTACCCGTTGTGTTCGGAGGAGGGGCGCGAGAAGCGCGAGCGGGACCGCTGCAAAGACTTGGGCGAGGTGCTGGAGGATTGGGGGCCGGAGGGTGTCCGCGACACGATCGCCAAGGCGCAATTCCTGAAGGTCGATGGCGTGTTCCGAATGTCGGAGCTGCCGCCGCGCCCGGTGCCGACGATCCTGGACATCGGGATGCCGATCCTGCGCGACCACATCAAAATTAGGTTGGGCGATTGGTCATGCTCCACGGGCATCCCGAGCATGGGCAAGACCACGTTGTTCAACGCCATCGTGGTCAATCTGGTGAAGCGCTACGGGATTGTCGTCGCCTTCGCCAGCTTCGAGCAGAACCCGCAGCTCGACCATAGGCGGAACCTGCGCACCGCCTACCATCGCAAGCCGGTATTCCAACAGACGAATGCCGAGATCGCGGAGGCTGATGCCTGGATCGACAAGCACTTCGTGTTCCTTGTTCCAGACGATGACGATGATGTCACGATGGACTGGATGTTGGACAAGATGGAGACGGCGGCAATCCAGTTTAACGCGGTGCTGTTCGTCATCGACCCGTGGAACGAGATGGATCACGCGCGCGAGCGTGACGAAACGACTACAGAATACACCGGCCGCGCAATTAAGATGAAGCGGAGATTTGCGCGCAAGTTCGGGGTTCATGTCCACACCGTAGCTCACCCAACAAAGATGGCGCGCAAGGAAGGTGAGCCGCGCGTTCCGAACCTATACAGCATCGCAGACAGCTCGCACTGGTATAACAAGGCGGACCTTGGGTGGATCGTTCATCGAAAGGATGAACTAACCTATGTTTGGGTGCAAAAAAGCCGATACCACGACGAGATCGGCGTACCTGGAGCTGTTAGCGCTTACTTTAATCCGGGAACCCGTGAGTTTGACATTGTTGAGAACCTTTACGACGGCAACCTTCATTTGGATGACTACTTCAATGGCTAATCGTTTCGGGCGCAATCAGCGCCGCAAAATGCGCGATGAGATCGCGCGACAGGGGCGGGTGCTGGACGAAGCATTCGACAACATCGACCGGCAGACACGGAGCGCGAGACGCGCATGGGAGGCGCAGGCTCGACAGGAAAGGTGGTTCACAGATTGGGCTAGTCGTATCTACGCGATAGTCGGGCCGGGCAGCGCTTTTGCGGCGGAGATCAAAGGGCAGGAGATCGAGGCGGAGTGGTTCGACTTGGTAGCGCGCTGCAATCACCCGCACCGCCTCCGGCCGGCGGAGCGCTTTTCGTTGGCGTCGGTGATGGAGAGTCGAGCCATGCCCGTCGCGCACGCGGAGCAGATCGTGGAGGCGTTCGCATTCTTCGTAGAGCGTCACGAGAACATATTTGACCACCGGCAGGTGGTGACGCTGCACGCGCCTAGCGGAAAGCTCGCGCTGGCGATGGATGCGCGCACGTTTCACGACCTGAAGGAGCGTGCGCCGAATGTCCTGGCGAGGCACTTCTACGAGAAGCTGATTGCGGCGTTCTTTGACGAAAAAAAGCCCCGCAGCGGATAACCGCGCGGGGCGAAAAGTTAGGAGAGGATGCCTGAAAGGCACCTCTCCTTTGCTGCACCATGCAGCAAGTGTCAATCGGTTCCGTACTTGCCGGAGGCAATCTCCTCGAAAACCTTCACCAGCTCGACCTGGACCGCCGGCTCCAGAGAGGCGACGACGTTGCGATGATCGTTTACCGCCAGCGTGACGTGGTAGCCGTCGAAGTCCACGTACACGCCATCGCCGATATGGCGGGGCTCGAACTTCACTTCCCGGTCATCCCGTGGGCGGAGCGCGGCGGGCTGTAATCCAGCTCACCTTCAGGGCCGAAGGGATCGAGCGTATCGGCCGGGAAGATATCATCGAAGTAGCCGGGGTGCTGCCGGCTGCCGCGCGCCGGCTTGCGGTTGAACTCGCCACGACCGTAGCGGTGCATCACCGACCACACCGCGTTATAGGCATCGTGGAGCGGGTTGGACTTCACGCTGTCTTTGAAGTTCGTGTACCCGATGCCGCGCACCTGCGCCGCGATCATGTTGGCCACGAAGGCGCGCGGCAGGAAGATGCGGGCCGGATAGTCGCGATGCGGCCATTCCACGATGCGCTTGTGCGCGTCGATGCCTGCGTTCCGTAGCGTAGGTCCAACGGCTGCAATGAGATCGGCTTTCGACCGTGCGCGAACCGCAAGCATATGCTTTGCGCTGTTCGGCAAGTCTGTGACGACGTTAGAAACTTCGTCGCAGTAGCGGGCATAATCGTGCTGCTTCGGCTGCACGATCGACAGGAAGGCGTTATTTAGGGCAATCCACATATAAATCTCCGTTGGCTTGGCTTCACTGTATTTATGCCAACGGAGATAAATATCAAGCCCCGATTAGGGGAATTGTTGATGTGGGGAACGGACAGTCCGGGTCGCCGGGGAACTTCCCGTTTTCGGACGGCAGCAACACCTGCATAAGCCGGAACGGACGATCCAGGTGGTATTCTGCCGCCCGGTAGTGCGGGCTGCGCTCCAGCGCCTTTTTGGGGCTGGCGTACACCAGCTTCACCGGGTGCGGGGCGCCGGGGATGCGAACCTTGTACCCCTCCTTCGGATCGTTCGGCAGCATACGCGCAACGGCGTGCAGGATGTCCCGCACGCCGCCATCGTTGCTACCGAGCAGGATCAATTCGACCGAAGCGTAGCGCAGATCGGAGATCGTATAGGCGAACGGCATTGTGTCGGTCACAATGAATATCGCCCGGTGCATCTCCATCATCTGCTGCGCAACGTAGTCGATGAATGCCTGATCGGTGTTCTTCATCGGCGATCTTTCAATATGGAAAGGAGCAGATTGCCAAGCAATGCGCCAATAGGATCAAGCCTCTCCAGCTCCACCTTGGTTATATCAAGCAACCCGCTATGGAATGCGATGCGCTCATTGTCCGATGCGTGGGCGCGGTTCAACATCTCAACGGCGATGTTATTGGCGACATTCAGGGCGCATCCGCCGCAGATCGCAGTATCCGCAGGAAGCTCTGGATTAAGCCGCCGGAACTCCGCCTCGATAAAATCGACAGTGTTTTTGATGACTTCATCGAGCTGCGGAACCTCGTCGGCCGGCGTGGCTCCCTTGCTGCGATAGTTCCTCGTATGACTATCGAGGTGCAGCGCTGGCGTATCACCCGGCGATATAATCATCGTCTTTTTAACATCTTGCACGGTAGTCTCCTCTTGCTGGCAGTTCAGGGTTGGGGCGGCACCGTAGCGCCGCCCCGCGTTGAAGTGTCAGGCTTTCGACTTAGACTTGCGTTGCGCCGGGTTCTTTCCGAGGCCGATCTTGACGGCCAGCTCGCGCCGCTGCTTCGCGTAGTTCTCGGCCACCATCGGGTAGTCCGACCGCAGGTTATACCGCTCGCGGTACGTCTCCGGCGTGAGGCCGTGCATCCCGATATGTCGGCGCAGCATCTTGTAGGGCTTGCCGTCGATCATCGAAATGATGTGATCCTTCGATGATAGCGACTTGCGCACCGAGACGGCGGGGGCGTGTTCGATAGGAACGCCGCCGGTCATCACGATGTCCACCACTTCGGTATGCTCACCGATATTGTTGAGGGCGATGGAAACCGATGCAATGGCTTCGGTAACCTCCTTGACAGAGGCGGGAATGAAGTTCGCGGAGATCATTGCGGCGACGATATTCGTGGTATTTGCGACTATCGCAATACGCTTATTTTCGCTGTCCGTGGTCGTAAGGTTATCGGTGCGCATCATTTTAACTATCTCCGTGCTTGGCCTTGGTTTGGGGGGTAGCACTACGCCGAGCTACCCCTTTATGGTGGATTATGCTACAACCTTATTCAGCAATTTTCCTGCGATAACCTCCATGTTAATGCGTTCATCTTGAAAGGTGGTGCTGCGCGCGTGGGCAGTAATGGCTTGGGCATGATCCCAAATGCTCTCGGGCGGCTTACCCTCCTCCGCGATGGCGGTGCGGATCACCGCGTCCGCCTTGGTTTTCGAGCCGAGTAGAACCCGCAACCACTCGCGGCGTTGATTGTCATCATCCTTGCTGGAGCCGGGCGTTACGACGGCATCCTTCGCCGCCTTCACACCTTCGACCAACTTCGTGACACCTTCCTCCGCGTAGGACTGAAGCGCAGGCGCCGCGTCCACCATGAAGCGCTTGGGAGCGCCCGAGCTATGCCGGAAGGTGGTTTGGTTGAACCCTTCCACGCCCCACAGATTGCGGTTCTGGCAGACGCCGCGCAGGTACATCGTCGCGATGCCGAAGGTCTTGTCGCCGACTTCGCTGTTCCAGGTGTAGAAGCCCCGGAACATCAAATCCGGGTCGCCGTTCGCCAGTTTGCCGACCTCGATAGGGTTCATGTCATCCACGAGGAACAGGAACATATCGCGGTCGCTCGCATAGAGCGTGGTATTGTCGTTGGTGATGTTGACCTGCGGATTGTAGCGCACGCCGTGCTTGCCAGCCCAATCAATCGTGCCGGGCACCTTCCACCGCGTGTCGCCCGTTCCCTGCCCGGCCAGCTTCATCACCTCCGCGACCACATCGCGGTCATAGATGCGCCCGTACTTCGGGCTGGTGATCGAGCGCAGGGTGTCGTCGGCGGCATCCGTCTCCATAAGGTACATCGACTTGCGGAGTTCGCGATCGGCATTCTTGAAGCCGTGGTTGAGGTTTTCGGCCGCGAGCTGCGCCGGCAGCTTGCGCAGGTAGGTGGAGGGAGCCCCGGCGAGTGCCGCGACCTGGCCAAAGGCGAGGTTCGTCGGGTTCACGTGGCCGAAGCCGAACTCCAGGCGGAGATCGCCGCCGGTCACGAATGCGTGCATGTCGCGGGGCGCAATTTCCTGCGCCGAGCTGGCATCGGCCCATGCGCTCACCTGTTCATGCAGCGCGCCGAGCGAGAGGAAGCGCTGATCGGCGGGGCGGGTCGCCCATTGGTTGCTCACGACGCTATTGGTGGACCCTAGCGTGTGGTCGATGCTGTAGGCGTTCACGATGTTCTCCTGTTGCGTGGTGCGACAGTGTATTTATGCCAACGGAGATATATTGCAATAGGAAAAATGCAGCTCCAGCATTCGGATTGCCGTTGCACTGCGCAGCGGCTATATGAGCGACACCACGTGCGCCCGAAGCCGGACATACCGGGCGTCTCCGTGCTTGGCAGGGCTGTCACCTTCTCGACCGGCCGCGAAAGCGGGGGAGGTGGCAGTCGAAGGGGGATCGCATGTCTGAATTGAAGATCGAATATCGTCACCCTTCGAGCCTTCAGGCATACCAGCGCAATTCTCGAACACACTCCGGCGAGCAGGTTGCGCAGCTCGTCGCCTCGATCAAAGAGTTCGGCTTCACCAACCCGGTTCTGATCGACGCGGAAGGCGTCCTGATCGCCGGACATGGCCGCGTGCAGGCCGCTATCGCCGCAGAGCTAACATCCATCCCCACGATTACCCTGGGGCACCTCACGGCAGCGCAGCGCAAGGCGCTGGTGATCGCGGATAACCAGATCGCCACCAACGCCGGATGGTCGATGGAGATGCTTCGCGTCGAGATGGCGGAGCTGAAGGTGGAGGGCTTCGACCTTGGCCTAACCGGCTTCGACGCCGACTTCCTTGCGAAGCTGCTGCCGCCCGAAGGCATGGGCGTGGAGGGCGACAAGGATGCGGCTCCGCCCGTGCAGGCCGGCGAGGCGGTGCCGCGACCGGGCGACGTGTGGTTGCTCGGCAAGCATCGCTTGGTGTGCGGCGACAGCACGGATGCGGACATCGTGGCCAAGGCGCTCAACGGCACCGAACCCGGCTTGATGGTGACCGATCCGCCCTATGGCGTGAAGCTCGATCCATCGCACCGCGCAAAGGGCATGGCAGACGGCTCGAAGCGTGCGACCGGCAAGATATTGAACGATCACCGCGCAGACTGGCGCGAGGCATGGGCGCTGTTCCCTGGCGACGTGGCCTACGTGTGGCACGCCTATGCCGTTCCCGATGGCGAGGAGCGATCGGGCGCCGCCATCGTGGAGGAGAGCTTGGTCAACGCGGGCTTCCGGGTCCGCGCGCAGATCATTTGGAAAAAGGCGAACCGGGTCCAATCCATCGGCAACATCGCCAAGCATTCCGCCGGCTATAACTCGCATCACGAAGCCGCATTCTACGTCATGCGCAAGGGTGCGAAGAATGACTGGAAGGGCGATAAAAGCCAGTCAACGGTGTGGGAGCTGGATCACATCAAATCCGACACCGGACACGGCAGCCAAAAGCCCGTGGAGGCGATGGCGCGCGGCATCCGCAACAATAGCTCGCCTGGGCAAGCGGTATATGACCCGTTCGTCGGCTCGGGCACCACGATCATCGCGTGCGAGGAGGAGAAGCGCATCTGCCATGCGGTTGAGCTTGATCCGCACTACGTGGAAGTAGGCATCCTGCGCTGGCAAACGCTCACGAACCAGAACGCCGTTCTGGAGGCGACGGGACAGACGTTCTCCGAAGTCATGGGGGATCGTGTACCGGACAAGGTTATCAAGATCGCGGCGGCGTAGCCTTTTCAACCGCGATGTATAAGACATCGTTTCCTCGCAAATCGAAGTCCAACACAACGGGAGGGGGTTTTTCCCCCTCGAATGGCTGCCGGATCATCTCTTTTCCATTTAGTGTCACAACCTGAACTTTGGTCATGTCCGCTTTCCTTTCTTTCCCGCAGACTTTGCGACCATCGCTGTCTGCATTTGTTCCTTGCGTAGCTTTTCCCTAGCTTCGGCAAAGAGTTTCGGAATATCGGTTCGAGGGTGAACAAGTCCATTCATGTCGTTTCTTACTATTTCCGCGTACACCTTAAAGAGACGCAAGGCTTCCTTGCCGTGCATATTCTCCTCAAGGCGGAACATCCGCTCTCGCTTTTCTTTACTTGAATGCGGCCCCCGCACTACCGAACCGGCATCACAATAAATGCGCCAGTCATCGCTGTAGGTATCACAGCCATCCCACGGACGAAACCCTGGAGCACCTTCCCCGAGGCGTTGAGCGCGGGGAGGGGGCGGTTCATCGTCCTTCACGAACCCAAACAAGTCATCCATGCGCTCGGTTACCGCCCACGGGCAGGTTCGCCTTTATTGCTTTGATCCGCGCCACCGGCATCCCGATGTATTTGGCAACATCCTCTACGGTGTAGCGGGGATTGCCATCCGTCCGACGCTGCCGAAGCATCGCCTTTGCTTTGGTGATGTCGGTGTGATCCCAAAAGTCGGCCACGTTAAGCTCCCTTCATCGCCCGCCGGCAGGGCTGGTTCTTTTCCGGCCGCGATGGCGGGCTGTACGGTTCGATACAGAGATAGGCGACCACCACAGGCTTTTCGGACTTGTCGGAGTTCGTCACCTTCAGGCCGAGCGTTGCTTCGCTATCGGTCATGGACAGCACGTTGAGCCCGTTGCCGAGCGCGGTGTGGCCGACCCAATCTTTGAAGGTGGAGAGGGCTGTTTTTTGATCCATATGCTTGCGCACACGAACCGGCGCTTTGCCGTGTTGGTCGAGATAGAATGATGGCATCGTGTGATCCTATCGAGAGGGGTGTGCGCCGAGCGCAGGATAGGGCGGCGGACTGGCCACGGCGCAGCCGTTTGTGCTAGACACGTCCTTATCTCCTTCGTGATGCGTTATGCACCGTTGCTTGGCGACGGCTAATTTATACCGGATGAGATAAACGTCAAGGGGGTTGGCGTTGAATTAAGGGGGGTGGGCATCGTGCCCAAAGGACAACCAAAGACCGTTGCTGAAGGTCGAAAGACCCGTGCGAAGCCGGCTGCCGAGCGTAAGCCGGTGCCATACCCGGCTTGGGAGCCGAACACGCAAGACCGTTCCACCGTGATGATGGGCATGACGCTCGGCATGACGGAGGAGCGTATCGCTGCGCTGTTGACGCTCCCGCCCGCGAACGGCGGCAAGGGCTCGCCGGGCATCACCGTGGAAACGCTCCACCGATATTTCCCGGAGGAGATCGCCACGGGGAAAGACAAGCTGGAGATGCAGCTTGCCGGAACGATGTGGTCGAAGGCGATGGGGAACTCCAACGGAGCCGTCACCGCCGGCATCTTCCTGGCCAAGTCGAAGTTCGGCTGGCGCGATAATGTCGTGATCGACCTGGGCGCCGACGACGATGGCACCACGTCCATCACGCTGCGCATGGGCGAGCCGAACAAGGTGGTCGAATAGGCCGATGGCAGCGCTCCGATCCGGGGCGAAGGTAGCGCGCACCGGCCCGGCGGCAGCGCGAACCAAACGGGCCGCAGCGGGCGCGCGTGCGCAGGCCGAGCAGGTGCGGGCGCGGCCGGCGGGGCGCAAGCGGAACTCGATAGAGTACGTTCGCCCGCCGATGTACGCGAAGCAGCGGCAGGCGATCTTCGAGCCTGTTGACCTAAACGGCAACCCGGCGCGCTATAGCTGGATCGAGGCGTCCACCAAGGCCGGCAAGACACACGGCTGTATCTGCTGGCTGGTAGAGCAAGCGCTGATCCACGGCGCGCAGGGCCGCAACTTCTGGTGGGTGGCGCCGATCTACGCGCAGGCGAAGATCGCATGGGAGCGCATCAAAAACTCGCTCCCGCCATCGTCCGAAAAGTTCAAGTGGAAGGCTATCGAGAGCCCGCTTCAGATCACGCTGCCGAACGGCGCGGTGATGATGTTCAAGTCCGCCGAGAACCCGGATGCGCTCTACGGTGAGGACGTTTACGCGGCGGTTATAGACGAGGCGAGCCGTTGCCGCGAACAGAGCTGGTTCGCCGTGCGCTCGACGCTCACCGCGACCAAGGGGCCGATCCGCGCCATTGGCAACGTGAAGGGCCGGGCAAACTGGTTCTACAAGCTCGCGCGGCGTGCGGAGCAGGGCAACCCCGGCCACGCCTTCTACAAGATGACCGCATACGATGCGGTGGCCGGCGGCGTGTTGGCGATGGAGGAGATCGAGGACGCGAAGAACGCGCTCCCCGAGGATACCTTTAAGGAACTGTATCTTGCCGAGGCTGCCGACGACGGCGGCAACCCGTTCGGGCTTCAGCACATCGCGAAGTGCGTGGCGCCGATGTCCGGCATCCCGCCAGTCGCGCTTGGCGCCGACTTGGCGAAGAAAATGGATTGGACCGTGTTGCTCGGGCTCGACAAGTTCGGGGCGACATGCGGGTTCGAGCGCTGGCAAAAGCGCGATTGGGACAGCACGACCAATAGCCTGATTGACCTGATCGGCCACCTGCCGGCGCTGGTGGATGCCACGGGTGTCGGCGATCCGATCGTGGATCGGCTGAAGAAAAAGTGCCGGCGGGTCGAGGGGTACATCTTTTCGTCGAAGTCGAAGCAAATGCTCATGGAGGGCTTGGCGGTAGCCATCCAGCGGGGCGAGGTGACCTTCCCGGATGGGCCGATCCGGCAGGAGCTGGAGAACTTTGAATATGTCTATACCCGGACGGGGGTGCTATACTCCGCCCCCGAGGGGTATCACGACGATTGCGTTATGGCGCTCGCGCTGGCGGTTGAGCAGCGGCGGCTGATTAACGCCGGGGCGCCGAACTCGCTGCCGGGGGGTAGCACGCGCGCATCGCCGTGGTTGGGCGCACATTCGAGCGATGATGACGATTAAGGGGTGGGGCACATGGCGGCAGGGTTTGGGGCGGACGTAGAAGCAAAGGGGCCGGCCAAGGGCGCCGGGATGACCGCGCTCGGCAATTCCGGCCTGCGCCAGTCCGGCGGCTTTATCTCCGAGGAGTTCCTAAAGGAGCTGCACGGCGCGCGCGGTATGCGCGTGTTCCGCGAGATGTCGGACAACGATCCCACGGTGGGAGCAATCCTGTTCGCGGTGTCGATGCTGCTGCGCAATGTCCCGTGGTCCTTCAAGGCGAAGGATGACAGCGCCGAGGCCGAGGTGGGCAAGGCGTTTGCGGAGAGCGTGTTCGCCGACATGGACACGCCCATGCCCGACGTGATTGACGAGATTTGCTCGATGTTCGCTTATGGCTATGCGCCGATGGAGATCGTGTGGAAGCGCCGGGATGGCACGACCGAGGAAGGTGAGGGACAGTCGCAGTTCAATGACGGCAAGATCGGCGTGCGATCCATCTCCCTGCGCGCGCAGACGACCGTGCAGCGGTGGCTGATAGACGATCCCACGGGCGCCATTCTCGGCTTCGTGCAGCAACCCTACAACGGGACGGCGGTGGAGATACCGTGGGAGCGGATGCTGTTGTTCCGCACCACCGTTGTCCGCAACAATCCCGAGGGGCGCTCGATGCTGCGCACCGCCTATCGGCCGTGGTATTTTAAGAAGCGGATCGAGGAAGTTGAAGGCGTTGGCATCGAGCGCGAGCTTGCCGGCCTGCCAGTGGCGCGCATCCCGGCGGAGTTCATGTCCGCAGATGCCGACGCCGACCAGAAGGCCACCTACAAGGCGTGGCAGAAGATGGTGACCAACATCCGCCGGGATGGGCAAGAGGGCGTGGTGATCCCGTCCGATCGCGACCAGAGCGGCAACCTGCTGTTCGACTTCTCGCTGATGACGGCCGGCGGCTCGCGGACCATCGACACCTCGAAGATCGTGGAACGCCATGACCGCGCCATCGCCACGTCGGTCCTGGCGGACTTCATCTTCCTGGGCCAAGCCGCAGTCGGCAGCTTCGCGCTATCGAGCGACAAGACCGACCTGTTCGCATCCGCGCTTCAGGGCTTCCTGGGCTCCATCGCTGGCGTGTTCAACAAGTACCTGATGCCGCGCTTGTGGCGGTACAACGCCTTCGATCCCGACCTGATGCCGGAGGCGGTGCCGGGCAAGGTGCAGGCGCCGAACCTCGCCGAGCTGGCGCAGCTTATCACGGCGCTTGCTGGTGCGGGCGCCGCGCTGTTCCCGGATCGCGACCTGGAGAACTTCTTCAGGGATGCCGCAGGGATGCCGCTCGCGCCGGAGGATGGTGTGGACATGACCACGCCGCCTATGCCGATCGTGGGGCCGCTGGCGGCTGCCGCAACGCAGGAGCTTGCACCCAAGCCCGAGCCGGCCGCGCCTGGTGCGGCCGACGACATGGAGGACTAGGGGTGGAAGCGCTTCGGCCAGTTACCGCGAGGGGCAGCCTGAAGCAGTTCGATGATGGCGATGGCGTAGGGAGGGACTTCCTCCTCGCCATTTGCCCAACGGTTCACGGTGGAGCGGTTCCGGCCAATCTGCCGGGCAAAGCGGGACTTCCATCCACGCGGGCCAATCAGGCGTGGGACGGTGGTGGAAAAGTCGGATGCGGTGATGGTGTCCATGCCCCCGCTGTATAGGCGCATAGTGCGCCGCCGTCCATTAGGGGAATGACTATGTGCTACGCCGCGATCCCGAGCGTCACGAAGATAACCAAGGCTAAGACGGTCGAGGAGATCGAGGAGCTGGCCAATCAGCTCGCGCCGGGCATCGCGCAGGTGGTGACGGCAGCGCTTCAGGCGCTTTCGGATGGCATGGACCTGGATGCGCTCGCCGATGCGCTGGAGAAGGGCGACGAGCAGGCTGTTCTGGGGATGCTGGACGTGCTGCTGGCGCAACAGACGGCCAAGGAACAGGCCAAGCTCCAGGACGCGGCGTGGGCCGGCGGCGCGCTCGCGGCAGCGCAGATCAACCCGGTGCTACGGGGCGCCACCTTCGAGTTCAACCGGCTTAACCCGAAGCTGGTGGACTGGCTCCAAACCTATTCTCTCGAACTCATTCGCGAGGTGAATGACAAGACTGTGGAGGGAGTGCGCAGCGCGCTCACCGCCGGCATGAAGGCCGGGCAGAACCCGCGCACGCAGGCCACGCAGATTAAGCAGATCGTGGGGCTCACCAATCGCCAGTCCGCAGCCGTGGCGAACTTCCGTAAGGAGCTGGAGGGGTTCCACGAGCGCGGCGGCGCGGCCGGCTACAAGCTCGGGTCGAAGATCGACCGGGTGAACGGCCATCAAGTCCACAATTACGGGCCGGGCGGGAAGCCGAAGGACGGCATCCGCGAGCGCCGGCTACGCGACTTCCGCTACGACAAGACCCTCTCCGCCGCGATGGCGTCGGGCAAGCCGCTCACGCCTGCGCAGATTGATAAGATGGTCGAAGCGTATGCCCGCAAATATCGAAAGTACCGCGGCGACACGATCGCCCGCACCGAGAGCATGAGGACGCTTAACATCGGCGTGCAGGATGCTTGGCGCCAGGCGATCGAGAGCGGGAAGGTGCCGGAGATCGCGGTTCGTCGGTTCTGGAAGGTGGCGAGCGATGAGCGCACCTGCCCGGTGTGCAAGCCGATCCCGGACCTCAATCCCAAGGGTGTCGCGTTCGCGCAGCCGTTCGCCACACCCAAGGGTGCGATGTTGCTCGGGCCGGTGCATCCCGATTGCCGATGCCACACCTTTATCCGCATGGTTGAGCCGCAGGAATATGCCTACTACGGGATAAAAATTGCAGCGTGACGATTTTTCCTCTTGCGCACTGCTGCACCACGCGACATATAGGCCATGCCCGAGGACGCGGCGCACCGTTGCATACCAAACGGTTACAGTAACTTTCGGGTGTCTGTGACCGGCTTCGGAGGTGAGGACTGACACCAGGGGGATCAAGACCGCTACCCCGGTAACGAGCTGGACGTTAGGGCAGGGCAGGCACAGCCCCTATCCAGTAGTGCAAGTGGGGCTTTTAGCCAAAGGTACTTGGTGATGCAAAAGCCATTATGCCATTTCCGACGACTTGTTCTTAGGAATGTAACTTGGCCCCGCGCCGGTATTACGAGGTGAGGTACTGTCAAGGTGTTGCTGTCTCGATAGCGACACGACCTTACTAGACCTGACGCAGCAAGGGTCTAGGCCAGTCGGCAGGTAACATAGGAGCGCCCGGCTCCTTTCGCCGGCAACCGGGCAGGTTTTGGTGATCCGAAGGAAGTATCTAGCAACAGCCCTGCATCTGCGGATAGTACGGTGAGCCAGTATCTTTACTTAGGATGGGAGCAGCGGAGCCCGTAGGCCGCCGATTGGGATGTAGAGCGATTTTCGCTTCGTGCTGGGGCACCCGCACTGCATCCCAAGAGTTTCGAGATAGCCCGCTGTGGGAGGCGGGAGGGCGAAAGTCCTGGGGTAAGGCAGGCGTTATAGCCGTGGTGCGAAACCCCCAACTGATCCCCGGTGAAAGCCGGGGAGTAGCGCTGGCAGGGTATCGAGGGGAGCCATCCCCAACATACAGACCCGCCCATGCCGAGGATGTCGGCGGCGCATGACCGAGATTAGGCGGCAGCCCCCCGTGGCCGTCCGTGCTAATTTAAGGTCAAGGCGTTTGTACCGTGGCGACCTCACGCGGAGGGAGCCGCGCCCGTAATGTCTGCTGTCCGGCAGGCAGGGCATGGGGCCGAATATGACCGACCTCTCCGTCCCCCGAAGGGGGTGGTAGGAGTAGGAGCCGGGAATAGGCCACGGATCGGCAGGAAGGGTGCCACCTATCCTGTCCACGGTGCAAACGGCATAGACGGCCCACAAGGGTACGTGTGCAGGAACGGAGAGCGCACCTGAAAAGGTGTCTGGTGAAAAACCCTCCCGACCTCCTATTCTGGTTCCACGGCAAGGCGGAGCAGCAGCTTGTTAAGCTGCGTAAACCGACCAAGCCTAGCCCGCGTGTGACTAGGGCGAAGGAGCTGTGACCTGGGGAGGTGGGCAACCACCGACGAACCGGGTTCTAGGGGTGGAGCGAAAGGCTGGTGCGTTGACACCAGCCCATCGGTTCCACCGATGTAGCGGCCCGCAAGGGCGACGGCTACAGCTCGGCTACTCACCATGTAGCGCGAGGGCAGGACGCTAGATCACATCGGGCCTGCCCCGACCGTTTTTATCATGGCTGTCGAGAGAAAGGATAGCCAGGGTTCCTGTCCGGGTTCAACTCCCGGCTCGACGTTGCAACCGGCCATGATAAGAACGGATCGTCTCGATATATCGAGGGTGCGGGCAGCCATAGGGTCCGGTGCGTAGCGGCGCCGGGTAGCCTGAAAGGTGTTGCGCTACCGACCGATGGGGAAGGCGTCCACCGCCCTGCCTAGAAGTGTCCGCATCCGCGATATGTCGAGATCACCGCCGTAGCATAACGCGCTAGTAGGTATAGTCCCCGGACCTCCCGAAAGGGTCACTGTTAGGCAATCGCGAGGCCGAAGCAGGATGAGGCCGTAATGCAGGTTCAAGCCCCGCCGGAGGTGACAAACTCGTCGCACTATGCTACATCTCGGGCCGTTGAATTAGCAGCGAATGAGCATTGGAGAACATAGTGGCGGGGCTCAACAAGGTTATGCTGATCGGCCGATTGGGACGTGATCCCGAGAGCCGATCATTCCAGAATGGCGGCAAGGTGGTGAACTTGCGCATCGCCACATCGGAGAGCTGGAAGGACCGCAACACCGGAGAGCGCAAGGAAAAGACCGAGTGGCATTCGGTCGCGATCTTCAGCGAAGGGCTAGGAGACGTTGCCGAACGCTTCCTGCGCAAAGGAAGCCAAGTCTACATCGAAGGCCAGCTCCAGACGCGCAAGTGGCAGGATCAGTCCGGCGCCGACAAGTATTCAACCGAGATTGTTCTTCAGGGTTACAACGCCGTTCTGGTAATGCTGGACAGCGCAAACTCGCGCGATGACGACCGAGGGGGGAATGATGGAGGACAGGGCGGGGGCCGTGGGTCGAGCTATGGCGGTGGCGGCGGTCGCAGCGGCGGCGGTGGTGGTCGCGGTGGTGGGTCCGGTGGCGGCTCACAAGGTGGCTTCGGGGGTGGTGGATTTGGTGATGATTTGGACGATGACGTACCGTTTTAATTAGTAGCAAGAGGTATAAATGCCAATCGTTCACCAGACTACGCTAAAGCGAGAACACCTGACAAAACATCGGGATACGCTCTACGTTTACGGTGACGTGCTGGAGGATGGGGGCGACCCCGTTCTCCAAGCGCGCGAATGCCGAGGCGAACCCAACGCGGTCGCGATCCCCGCATGGCGGGACAACAGGTTGGAGCAAAGCTCCCTGTTGAGCGACGACGACTTCGACACCCTCAAGCCGATTATCCAGGAGCGCTTCCGCTCACTCGGGATGCACGTCATGGGCGGGGGAACGGTATGCTTCCCGAACCGAGGCATCGGCTACGGGACCGGCGGCGGGTTGCGCCAGCACGCACCGCGCATCGACGCCTTCATCACCAAATGTTACCGGCACTTGATGACGATGGACATCAAGGCGAACAATTCGCGGGTCATAGGCGCACCGGGCATCCAATGACGTGGACCCCGCCTCCGGCCAAGGATCATTCGTTTTGGGATAATGGGTGGGGCTGGTGCAACATATGCAGCCGAGGGCGGCGCGGGCATCCCAGCGAAAAGAGACTGGTAACAACTACCAAGTGGGTACGAACACCTATTCACCTTCCTGAAAAGCGTTGACACCTGCTGCATCATGCAGCAACACGATCGCATTCTTCCTAACCTTGAACGGCTACGCGGGGAGCCGAATAACGGGAAGCCTGATGCGGGGGGAAGAATGGGCAGATGGCCCCGCGACACGAACGCTCAATCAGGCACCCCCGCACCTCTTTTAACTTGCAAAAAACCGCAGAAACGCTAGGGTTTTCGCCTATTCTGCACTGTCCCGCAGGCTGCTTTGGTAGAGGCCAGAAGCAACCCGGCGGACCAGCGTGGAGCAGACGCGGATGGCAGTTCTGGCGGTAGGTGACCAGCACAATTCGGCGAGCGCATCGAGATCGGCGCAGACCACGTGCAGGCGCTTGTAAGCCGCAAGGTTGTCGATGCGGTTTTCTGCCCCCGTCACGGTGCGTTCGTCGCATTCGAGGCGTCGGGGCGCAAGGGGGTAGGCAATGGCATCTTCGATCGCGGAAATTAGGGCTCGGCTTGCATTGGCCGGTGTTGCGGCTGCGATCGAGAAGGGGTTTAATCCCGACCAAGCCCGAAAGCCCAAGGGGGAGGCAGGTGGAGGCCAGTTCACTCACGGCCCGGTAGGTACGGGTGAGGCCACGCACGACCCGGCCGCGTATGCGAAAAAGCCGCCAGCTCACACGATCAACAAGCCCGGTGCCATCCGTCATCCAGCCGATGATGATAAGGGGCTGCCGGTATTCATCCATCGCCCGAGCAAGGCCGGTGATCCGAAAGCGTGGAACGATCCGAAAGCTGTGGCATCGGTCACACCGGGGGAGCCAGTACCCGAGACGTTGAACGGGATCGCCTTCAAGCCGTGGGTAGGGGTGAAGGACTGGACGAAGGTTCCGGGAACGAACCCCGCGCTCGAAGATGGCTTGCCTAATCTGGATCAAGGTCACCTACGCCCGGCCGCTGGTGTCATCATCCAAGAGAGCGATGGACGGGTATGGCTCACACGCCCGACCAACGGGTTCGGTGGCTACCAGCACACCTTCCCCAAGGGGAGCCAGGAACACGGGCTCACGCTTCAGCAAACGGCGGTCAAGGAAGCGTGGGAGGAGACAGGGCTTCAGGTAGAGCTGACAGGGGTGTTCGGAGACTACAGGCGCACGACATCCGTGGGCCGGTATTATCTCGCCAAGCGGGTAGGGGGAACACCGACGAGCATGGGATGGGAGAGCCAGGCGCTTCGTCTCGTGCCAGAGGCCAAGCTACACGACCTCCTCAACATGCCGGTGGATCACGACATCGCCGATGACATGGCGCACGAGAGGGGGTTGATCCATAAGGAGCGCATCGGCTTCCTCTCCGGGGGGAGCCTTCAGGCGTTGGCGAAGGCGCTCACCATTGGGGAGAAGATCGACCGGATGCACGATCGCCGGGGGGATGAGATCGCATATACCATCGCACTCGCGGACTTCGATCCTGTTCTCCCTTTGTTCGACCCGGTAGAAAAGGGCACTTTCGAGGAGGGAGAGCATCCCCGGTGGCCCGCTGGCACTCCGCTCGGGGGGAAGTTCAAGAAAGTCGGGGCGGATGGCATCACCACGCCCCCGGAGATCGGCAGCGCCAAGAACGCGCAATACAAGCAGAAGGCGGATGCGCTGCACGGGCTGGCGACCACGGACCCCGCGCTATTCCACACCGCGCTCGATGCGATGAAGCTCGATG